AGATCCATGTGTTTTTCACCACCAGCCACTACTTGCGGCGATCTGTGCCTAGTGGCTGGTGATGGAAAGCAGAGGATCTCCCGGTCTTTCCCAGGCGTCAATATGCTGTTTGTTTCGCGCTTGGTGCTGAGGGGTCTCCACTAACCTCTAGTCCTTCCACCAGTCCTACAGCTTCGGGCTGGTTTGGGCCTCAGCGATGTTCCACGGGTCTCCTCTAACCTCTAGTCCTTCCTCCAGGAGTCGCGCTGTCTCCTGAAATGGGCCGTGGGGGCCTAACGGCTTTGGTAACCCAGTCCTCCTGGGGCTTGGCGCAGGCTGCACCCTCTACAAGCTTTGGGTGGCATGTTTCCATGGCCTGACACAATTGTCCTTTTTTGGTCTTTTGGGTTTAGATGGCGCCGGTGAACAGCACGGGCGAAGGTGTTTCGAACCTGTGCTGGGACACCATGCAGTCCACATACTTCTCATCCCCGATCAAGTTGCGGATTTGCATTATTGGTGTATATATATTCTCCGCCCATGTTGCTCTCTGTCGGGTTCCAATCAGACTACCACACCATTGGTCCTCCCTCTTTCCGATGTAGGGGATGTCAGTCCAAGACGTGATGGGTGTCTTGTCCTCCATGTGCTCATTGTCCTCAATCCAGACCCTGTTCCACACTTGGAGCATGTCCTCTGTGGTCATCCATTCTCCTTTTCCGTGGATGGACCATGTGGTTCGTCCAGTCGGGACCCAATCCACAGGCACTGCTGAACAGATGGCGTTGGCCATGAGACGGAGGTCACGGCGGTGGAAATACATGAGCAACCACATCTGGGCATAGGCTTTGCTCAGACAAGCTGTCTCTCGCAGGCTCCATCCGCTACCAGGTGACACCCGTGCTCTTCCCACTAGTTCATCTTGGGAACGGCATGGAACTACGATGGTGCGTCCATCTTTCATCAGCAGCTCATTGAAATGGTGGGAGCCAAATGGCACTTCCTGCCAGTTGCTCCAGCCCACGGATGGTTTCCATTCCTGGGTATCTTTCCTGATCTTTGCCATGCCATTGAGGAAATGAAGGGCGCTCGCGAATCGGTCATCAATGGGTTTCACCACGCAGTCATCTCCACTGACAGCCATGCGCGAAAGCCTCTCTCTTCCATTTTGGATCAACCAGTTCCGGACTGCTTGCTTCTTCTTCGGGCTCAAGCCGTGCACGTCACTCTCCGTCAACAGTTCCTCCCCCTCCATGCATCTCACTAGTTGAGCCGCCAGGTTGGTGAAGGTGTTAAGTGCATAGGTGACTACTTGGCCACTCCCTCTCTGGTCCTCCCTGGAGATGATGTCCATGACTGTCTTCCCTCCCCGCGCAGGCCGCATGACCTTGACTACTTTATGCCTGTAGGTCAATTCGATTATAGCCTTGGCGAGTTGTTTATGTTCTCCATCCATCATGTTCATCACTTTGGCTTCGTTTTCAAGATCAGCCCTCGTGATTCTGGTATCCCAGCCTGCAGTGTCATCAGCAAACATGTTTCCACCCTCCAGGTGTGAGATGTCCCTCAGAATGTACCCAAGTTTCTGGAGTCCTTGCCCTTCGACTCCACCCAGTGAGTTCTCTCTGCTCATCCAATGGTCTTCATTTAGAAAGCCCAGTGCTTCAAATTCCAAGAATCTAGCTCCAAGCCACATGTACCAGATGGCTCTGCTTCCCTTTGCCTTCCCGAACTCTCCTAGTTTTTTCTCTCGCTTTCCCATCATGTTGTAGATGCATGTTTCACAGCGTCCTGCCAGGTGGGCTTTGCGCTCCTCATCAACTAGGTTCCAGAAGGCTGGGTCTTCCACTGCTTCTCTAGCCGTTGACCACTGGTTCTGCTCATCAAACACCGCGCCCAATGCCGCGTTGCTATTGACCTTCGCGATAAACTCCTCACGCGTGCACATCCTGGGTTTCTTGCTTCTAGCCAGGAAGGTCCATAGCCAGCCTGTTGTGATGTCCAGTGCCTGAGCAACTCCCACCGCTGGGTCTGGGGCCCGTGTATCCACCTTCTCTTTAAACACCCTTTGTTGGCCAAAGGGGGTCGTGTCAGTCATTGCCATGGTTACCACGCTGGTAATTGCGTCCCATGGCTTAGACAACAGGCGCACCACGCCATTGACCATTGAGTTGGCTGATCCAGTGGGCTGAACCTCGTAGCTTCCGTGGTAGTGCCATGTCCGGTACGGATGTTCAAGGTCGATGTGCCAGGTTGCTGAAAACTCTTTCCTCAGCCGCTCCAGCCTGTGCTTGATCTTGGTGTGATCAGAGGGTGATGCCTGGGTGGCCACGGCACGTGTGCCGCTTCCCAAGCAAACATCCTCCTCATAGCGAGGGCCATGTCGGCAGCCTTTATTCATGCGCTGCACGAGGATCTGGCTTGTGACGGTGACGGCATTGATGATGTTGCTTGATGCCCCACTGACCCAGTACATCTCATGCGTGGAGTTCCTAGAAAGCGGGACTCTGACCAGTCCGCCACCATAAGCCCTTTGAAGGCGCTCCAGGCGTTCAATGACCTTTGGGGTGTATGGGCACAACACTTTGATGCAGAAACTATTGGCAGCTCTAAGCCATGGTTCAACCATGTCCAAGACCCTGAGAGTTCTGGCCTCCTCAACTCCAACTGAGGAAGAAGACTCTCCGATGTCACAGAGGAGTGTGTCACAGGACTCAGTGGGCTTGTAGAACACGTCAACACCGCTTTTCATGGTGACAATGTTCCATCCATAACTTTGCATCATCACCGGTTCCTCGTGGCCTGGTCCACCCTTTGTGTATCCTCTCACTTCCTGCACATGTCTGAGGGTGGCACAATAGTAGCTCCAGCCTCCCCTGCCACAGCCAAGATCAACCACTTTCCCAATGGGCCTCACAAATCCCCGCTCAACCATCCAGCGTAGTTTGGCCGTTCCTCGGGATACCGGATGCCCTCCGGTTGTGATTCCACTTTGGCGTGCTCTCCGCGCCTGTGTCCTGTCCACTTCGAGGATCCCATCTCTTCGGTACGCCATGAATTCCTCCCTGGTCAGTTGGTTCAGTTGGGCTTTCCATATCTCTCCAAGGGTTGGAGCCGATCCTCCTCCGCGCTTCAATTTGGGGTTCTCAAGATTTCTAACGATGGTCCATCCGATCGAAGGCCCAGCCAGCCAAGCTCCCCGCATGAGGTGGCAAACACCAACCGCCACCGTTGAGTTCCAGACTGTGTTGGCGTTTCCCTCAATGAGAGTGGCCATGGCTGATGTTGTCAAGACCCCTGCTTCCACTAAAACCATGGTGTCAAACTTAACTAAGAGAGATGCTCCGCACAGTAGAATGAGCAAGATCTGGCCCAGTTTTTTCTCTGTGATTGGTGTTGCAGTGTCCACTTCTGGAATGTCCGTTGCCACAATTCCATCAACAACTGCATTCTTCATCACGCCAGCTGCTGTTCTCTTTTGTGCTGCACGCATGGCCTCAGCCTGCCACCCTGGGATCATGTATCCATAGTGAGCTAGGAGAAGCAGGCCGGTCGCCACAGCTGTTGGCAAGTTGTACTGTCCGTAGCACCCGAGTAATAGGAAACCCACCGCCAAGTCAATCCCAACAAAGGGGTAACCTGCGCTCAGACCAAACAAAGCCGAGGCCTGGGCTGTAATTGCGGTCAGGGAAAAGCTCACATACTGGGTGGTGATGAGATGCCGGAAAAGTGGTGTTAAGAACACTGTGAGCCCAGCATAACCTGCCCATGCAGTGGCTGCTCTCACCTCGGGTGCCCAAGATTGCCAGGTCGACTGCTCTTGTGTGTCTCCACTTGAGCGGAACAGCTTTCCGATGTCTTTTTTGGTTGTCTCAAGCCACCCCATTTCGTTGGCGGAAACGGCCCCAATCAACAGAAGAACGCACACGAGAAAGATTGCCAAATGGTTATCTGTCTGGCTCCTTTGCTTTTCGGGTTCTGGGATGAGGACGATCATCAGCAGGAATGCAATTAGGAGAACTCCAGCTATCTTTGGGGCTGGCACATCTGAGATCCATAGGAGGACCGTGACCGTCGCGAGCACTAGGGTTCCCAGTCCAGTCTTGCCCAGACCCCTCCGGTGAACCATCAGAGTGAACATTCCCAGTGATGCCACACACATCATTGTCATGAGCAAGATGGTTTCAACTGTGTCAGGCAGCTCTTCAAGTGCCGCTTGATGGGCTCGCCCTCCTTTGTTGGCTGTGGCCAGAACATACAGGTTGTCTGCTGCATTGAGAGTCTTTGTCCAAAAATAGTCAGGCATTCTACCCATTACCTCCATGACTGAGCCTGCTGAGCGCTTCCCTGCCGCAAACTCCTTGAAGGATCTCAGGGCTTGGTTATCACAGTAGACTCGTGCATCTGACCATCTTGGGCGCAGAATCCTTTTTTCCCCTTGTCGCGTCCAGACTTCTGGGTCTCCTCTAACCTCTAGAATTGTGTTGTTTGCGGGTCCGTCAAAACACCATCTCCTGTCTGTGTAGGCGTACCCCGCTTCAGCAACCTTGTATGACAGCCACACTGGGAGGTCACCTGTCCTGAGGAATTCCACGAAGTTCTTTTTCTGCTCGCTGCGTAACCGGTACTCACCATCGGTTGTGAAGACCTTGTCACGCTCCGGGCCATACAACTGGGCCACTAGTCCATTCTGTAGTTGGATGTTGTCCAGGAGGATCTTTGCTTCAATCCAGTGAGCATGTCCCGTGTCATCAGTGGTGGTTGGTCCTCCGTAGAAGTACTCGTCCCCTGATTGGGTCGGGTCCCTTCCAATCCTACCTCTCCTTTGGGCTGCGCTTGCTGGGGTGATTGGGGCCGGCCCATTCATGAGGACTCTGTCATCTCCGTCCAGAATGACTGGTTTCACGCACTTCCTACTGTCAATGACCCTATGAGCGCCAAAATTGGCCCCCATTTCGGAAATGTCAGTTGTTATGACGAAGTCCCAGTCATTGCCTTTGCACTTCTGGTACTCAGAGTCGTAGCTCTTCCTATTCAGTTGGATCACCTTTTTCCCCGCTTTGGTCAAGCACATGGCAATTTCATTGCCCATGCGCACACTGGGTACAAACCAGACGGTCTTTCCTGTGTATTCTGTGATCCACTCGAAGCCACTATTCCAAGCCCTGTCGGGGATTTCAGCCTCTTGGTCAATGATTGGAGCATTTGAGTCTGGAAAGGGGTCAGTCGTTCCCGGCGGTGTTGCAGTCATGAAGATGGCCGCAGCCTCCCCAAGTTCCACCTTGGTTGAAATGTACCCCCTTGCCGCTATACTTGCTGGGTCAGTGAAGTGGGCTTCATCCATCACAAACACGTTGTAGTTCGGCACTTTTGCTGGTGTTAGCAGGCGCTGTGTCAGTGTTGCGTGGCGCATGGCATCCACTATCTCATTCCCAGAGTGTTCTGCCTTGACGGCTGATGTTTGATACCTGATGGGGAGACCACGAAGTGCCTCTGCCATTTCAGCGGCGACGACTCTGGTGGGAACCAGTATGACCGTTCGGAGGCGGGCTTTCACGCACTCTCTGACAATCTGAGGGATGACCCTTCTTGTTTTCCCAGCTCCTGGATGGAGATCCAGTATTGTGAGCCTTCGTTTTTTTAGCATGTCCGGCGTGAATGCCTCCGGAGTTTCCTCTTCCTGCCGCTCTCCTTGTGTGATGGCGCTGACATATGCCCCTCTTTCCAGCACAATTCCATTGCCATACAGTCCAGTGATTTCCCCGGCTTTGTTAATGATGGGCGATCCCGAAGTGCCCTTGGGAAAATCCAGTGTGATGGCACCAATTTCTCCTGCCGGCGTTTTGAACACTCCTGGCTTGGTTTGGTAGTTTTTTGCAGCCTTTCCTGGTTCCACGGCGATCATCTGGACCTCCTCACTTCCATTCCATGTGGCTGAGAGTTTCCACTTGCCCCCATAGGATATTAAGTCATCACGCACACTCCCCCAAGTGGGGTTGAGGCGTCCTTCACCATTTCGCAAGGCGGCTCCCTGTGTGACATGCCACATGGTGTGGAAGACTCCATCCCACATGACCCCCACACCTGACTGGTACCGTCCCAAAATTCCCATGGTCATGACTCTGTAGACTCCGGGTTTTAACTCCGTCTTGCCAAATTGCTTGGGAGCTGGAACGTCCCACATGACCCCTCCACGCTTGTGGATTTTCACTGTCATCCAGTATCCGGCCATGGACACTGGAATAAGCACGGGGTTGTATGCTGCCATTGCCATGAGGCCCATTCTACAAGTCCACATCCACATTGGAACTCCAGGGTCATTGATCATCTTGAAGTCTCCGTTGGAATCAAGTTCGACATCAAGACGTGGGCTGGTCCCTGTGATCTCAGCCTCATTGATCCATGAGATGTCAGCGCAGCGTTCCAACCACATGTCAGTGGATTTTCCTGAGAGGACATAGGCAACAGCCAGTATGGCCATGGTGGCCAATGGGATGGCCATAGTCCCTCCGTCCAGTCTGGCAACACTCCCCGCAAGAGCGAAAGTCATGCCCACGGCTGTTAGTACTTCACTGGCAGGCCATCCCCGTTTTCCCAAACTTTGAGTGAACATCAGGGCTCCCTGCAGAACCAGCGGCGAGAAAGCTCCCGTCAAAGCTAAGGCTGCAGAGATGAGCAAGGCCCCTTTTTTCTTGGCCAAGCTCTCCCTACGCTCACTAATGAGCGCTGCAACTCCAGCCATGATCAGAAGACACCTTACTACGTCCAGCCCAAGCCAGTTCATGGGTGGGGACAGAGCTGCCAGAAACGGCATTGCAAGAGTCGAAGTCGTGCCAGTTGTCAGGGCCTTGAGTATCATCCATGCCAAAGAAAGTGAATTCATGACATGAAACAACTCAATCTTCAACTCCATGCACGCCATCTGTGTGCATGCTGCAGCGATGATGAGAATCATGTTCTCCCGGTTGGTCCAATTTTTCCTGAAGAAGGTAGTGACTAGTGCCACTGGCTGGATGTTAAAAGCAGCTATCATGGCTAGATGAACGACGTCCCCACCGCTGTTTGCCTCTGCAAAGGCCGCACCCACAAGGATAAAATACCTGAACAGGTCCAGGTAGGTGAAGCCGCCAAAGATGAAACAAGCCATTAGCAAGGCTGAGGTGGGCAACGCTAGGTTCGCCGTCCACCTCCTCCTCAGGACTTCTTGGGTGAACACAAATGCCATTAGGATCCCGAGTTGGAAGGGCTCAATGGTCTGGCCATTCCCCGCTGAGACTTTTGACTTGATTAGGGTTTCCTCATTCTCGCGCTTGGGTCTGACTTCCACGCCATACCAGCAGTTTTCCCCGGCCATAAATCGGAGTGGAGGAAGGGTGCAGTTCTTGCAACACCAATTGCGTATGGTCCTTCCACTTGCTGTTGTTGTCCTAATTGATGGTCCTCTACCGCCACAACTCTCTTCCTGGGTCACTGTGGTCCCTGGACATTCAGCAAACTCGATGACGAGAGGTGTCTCCTCATGCCAGGGCCCTTTGGTTTGAGTCTTGTACCCTGGGCGCATGTTGTGGTGGCTTTTTGGTCCGGCCAGCGTGATTGGAATAATCAAGTCACTCTCCTCAACTCCGTCGCCCCACAATGTGTGGCTTTCCGGCCATGTGCACGACTTGACCTCCCCAAGGACTGCTCTCTCCAGTTGCCAGGATTCATTCTTTGTGCTCTGGATCCAGAATCCCAAGTCACTATGGACAGCTTCATTGCCCTTGACGGCTGTTCCAATCACCGCTGAGTCGCATGAGTTTCCCCGTTGCTCGTTGACCTTTAGGAAAATCTTGGTTGAGATGATTCCGAACCCGAAATCCTCCAATTCTAGGGAGTTCCAAGCCCGGTCTGATGTTGGGCACTCTTTACTTTCTGGTCCATCGACAATGAATGTGGAGTTGGCTGTTTCGGTTGAAAAGATAAAGCTCTTTCCCCAATTCTTCCATCCAAAGCTCATTTCATCTTTCGTCTCGGTGAGGCGTTTGGGTGCACGTTTGTAAATCCCTGTCTGGCCTTTCACGACAACGCTGAGGTCCACTCCATTGTCCTCGAAGATGGCGTTCAACTCAGGTGCGATGGCCTCCCACATCTCGTGCTCAAGTCTGCCCACTGATCTTATGCCGCAGACACCTTTATCCTTTGACATCTGAATGACCTTGGCAAAGCCGCGTGGCGTGAGTGGGTGGTATTTGTAATTGTTCCTCCATGTCTCAACATCGTTGTGGATGAAGATACCACTTCCACATTTCAGCTCACGACGTGCCATGTCAATAGCACAACCGGTGTCAGCATGCACATTGACAGCCAAGAAAAGGAGGATGCCACCCACACTCAGCATTATCAAAGACACCGTCCTTTCACGAGCACTGATGCCGAGCCAGAGCAGAAGAGCTCCCATGAGAGCTTGCGTTACCCACGACATACCTCCAAACAATGACCTGAAGGCGGTGCCAAACACTCCATGAATGGTTTTCCCAATGGAATTGAAAATTCCACCCACAGAACCAAAGTCCCAAGCTGTGTCTCCGAGGACAGCAAACCTTTGAGCTCCCTTCCAAGTCGTTTTCAGAGCATTTCCAATTGTGCTGCCAGTCTTGTGCCATTGGTACTTAATCTGGTTGTTTTCTTGGCCCACGAGGATGAACGAGCTCCCAAAGGGGGGCTCAAGTTCAACCAGAATCTTTTGGGATTTGGCCGAGCTTGGGATTATTGGATTGACTGTGACAAGTCTTCCGATTGGAGTCATGTCCCGCAAATCTGCAGTCATGGAGATGGGGATCTTGCACGGTCCGTCCGTCCCTGTGTAGGTCAGCTCAGCCACGATGGTGCCATGGCCTGTATCCACTGGGGTTTGGGCAAACGCGAAAGTCCCTTTGCACATAGCGTAAGTTGTCCCTTTGATCTTGAGCTTATCCAGCTTCAACCTGCACTTGAGGTGTCCAGAGTTCAAAGTGAGAGTCGTGCTTGAGACTTCCACGGGTATGGCACCTGCCAAAGCCGTATGCAGAGCGCCCTCTTGGTTACCCAAAGCAACTACTGTTTGTCGAGTAGCATGGGGCTCCTCAAACTCGATGAGGCTCTCACGGTTCTTCCACGACTCAGTGGCGGGTCCAGTCCAGGGTAGATCCAGATCATGGAACCAGTCACGGTTGACAAGCCAATGTTTGTTGTTGAGTGACATGACATAGTAGTTGTCAATGTCCAAGGCGGCCCGTGGTTCACACTCCATTGTTGCTTCTCCATATTCCCCCAAATTTGCAGTGTATGTTGGTGCACTTGGAGTGATAGAGAATTTGGCAGCGTACTTCCCTGTCAATTGGGCGGTGTAGTTGCCGTGTGCGGCTGCGCTTATTGGTCCGTGCACGTACACTGCAACGTCATAGTTCAGATTCTCCCTCTGAATGCTTTTCCCAGTAGCCTTTCCAGGACATGAAAACTTCACACAAGTTTGGATGCTCCCTTTCCCAAAGAGCCCGCATCCATTGCCCCATCCGCGATCCACGTATGATGATTTGCAGACGTAGCTGGCGTCAAGAGATTTGGAGTTGTGGGCTTCACCCATGGTAGGGCATCTGGCCTCAGTTGACGAGTCGGTGACAGTGGCCTGGTAGCAGTAACTACGAACCGTGGCCAGGTCCTTGGCTTCCATTCTTATCAACTTGATGTCTAGTGTTGGTTTGTCCTTGGCCATAACTGTCACACAGCTCCCTCCTTCCAGCACAATGTCCACCCATGTGCCTCCAGACAAGCCTTCAACAAAATCTCGGTTTGAGATTCCCAAGCAGTTCAAGCTGTATGCTGGAGCAATGAGCATCATCATGATCATGAAGACCACCCTCTGCGGGGTGTTGCTACCTAACATCCAGGCTGTGGCCAATGCTACTAGTGCATATCCAGGATTGCGTATAACCCAATTCTCAACTTTAGTTAGATACTTGGTTGTCTTGGTGGTGTCCATCCATGGAGTCGCCCGGTTTTCAAGATGGCTCTCTCCGTGGTGAGGAATGTTGATCGCACGTCGGCCCCTTCTAACATGATGGTTTTGCTTGCAGAGTCCGTAGTTAACATAAACAGATTCAAGTGTGCACCAACAATCTATGTCTTCCGGATCCATGGTCACTTCCAGGTGAGGGCACTCGTAAGTTGTGTCATAAGCGCAAGTGTAGCCTACGTCCAAAGCCCTGATCGTGCACATGTTGGTTCCTTTCACTGAGGGCACTGGGATGGCATCCGACACATCAGTTTTGTTCACCATCAGCAGAGGCCGGTCTCTGTGTGATGAGATCTTGAGGCCGGCGACCGCTGTGATCATGGTAATCCAGAGCAGGGCCGTTGAGAAGCTCTTCTTCTTTTCCTTGCGCTTGTTGACTGAGTCGAGCATGGTGGTCAGTTCCTTTTTGAAGTTGGTCAGATGTTTGACAGCGACTGTCTTGTTGACAGAACGCCATCGTTTTTTCAAGCCCAGAGTGGGCTTGATTGCTGCGAAACGGAAAAAAGCCATGAGGGCTAGGATCAATCTTGGTGCTCCTCTCACATCTAGCATTCTCCGAATAGTTCTTCGCCCCCTTGAGGGGGACACGCTAGCCAGGCGTTTTAGCATATTGACAGTCCGCTTTGCAGCGGACTTTCCTGGTTTTTTAGACATGGGAAATCCCTTGCTAAAAAACTATTCAGACTGTGTTAAACAAAAGTTCTCTCCACTAAAACGGTTAGTGAAATTCACACAGGTGAATTTCT